TAGCATGTGCCTACGGTGAATCATGGCCGTCTGACACACTCAAGCCCATCAATGGTGTGGTAATCAACTATGAGTGCGGCGGAAACGTGCCCGAACCTATTAAGCAGGGAATACTCATGCACGTTGCTCATCTTTATGAGCATCGAGAGGCGGTATATACAGGGTACACAGTCATCACCACGATGCCGCTCGGACTCGAAGCGCTCTACTGGCCGTACCGCATCTGGGGGTGGTGAGATGTTTGCTGGCGAACTCAGACACTATGTCACAATTCAAACCCCGATAGTCACCCAGGACGCGGCAGGCGGGCAAGTATTGACCTGGACTCCGACGGCGTATGTCTGGGCAGCAATTGAGCCACTCAAGGGCAAGGAATTTCTCGAAGCAAAGATACATAGCGAAGTAGAAACCAGAATCAGGATAAGAACACTTTCAACCGTCGAAGAGAAAATGCGTGTGTCGCACAGCTCTGGCATATATGAAATTGTGGCTGTTGTCAATGTCAGAGAGAAAGGCGAAGAGACGCACCTGATGTGCAAGAAGGTGGAATGATGAAAGCCAAAATCGAAATCATAGGCGACAAGGAACTGATGGCGGCGTTCAAAAAGCTGGCTAACGAGGATATGCTGGTCGCTCTACAAAAAGCGTCAAGTGCCGGGGCCGAACTCGTGAAAGACGCGGCAAAAGCGAAGGCGCCACGTGACACCGGAGCTCTCGCAGAAGGAATTAAAGTCACGAAAGACGCAAAGGGAAAGAAAGGAGTTCTCTCCGAAGTCTCGACAAGTGAAGAGACTTTCTACGGCATATTTCAAGAATACGGTACAAGCAAGATGCCGAAACACCCCTTTCTCCGTCCAGCGCTAGACGAGAATCAGAGCAAAATCAACCAGCTGTTTGCCGAAGCAATTCAAGAAGCAGTTGACAAAGTTGACACGGGGGTGGAAATATGATTGAAAAAGGGCTGCTGACTTATCTCAAAGCGACTCTCACCCCTACCGCCAGCAACACATACGCCCAGCTCTTGCCGCAAAGCGCCACCTTTCCTGCCATTACATTCTCAAAAGTATCAGGTCCCCGCGAATATTCCCACTCAGGGCAGACATACGCCGAACCGAGAATGCAGATAGACTGCTGGGCAAAGGGATACCTGGAAGTTAAAGAGCTGGCAGAAGACGTGCGCGCAGCACTGTCCGGCTATACAGGAACATTCGACGGAAAGAAAGTCATGTCGTGCTTTTTGTTGAACGAGACGGATTTTTACGACATGGAAACACAGCTACACAGAGTAGTTGTAGATTTCAGGTTTGCAATAGAAGAGTAAAGGAGGAAAGAACATGGGAGTTGCAGCATTTGGAACATCTATATCCCCGACGGCGGGCGAAATAACCAGCATTTCCGGACCGGGATTGACAGTAGATGACATTGACGTATCCAACCACAGTTCGACTGACGCGTTCAAAGAGTTCGTACCCGGCATGATAGACGGCGGAGAATTTTCCGTCGAGGGAAATCTAATCTCTGGATTGTCAACGGGACTCTATGCCACGCTCATAAGCAGGACTTCGACTTCATATACGATCACGTTCCCAAACTCGGTAACTTGGACCTTCTCTGGTTATCCGAAAGCGTTTAATACCGAAGCCCCACACGATGGGAAACTGGGTTTCTCGGCAACGTTCAAAGTTTCCGGGAAGCCGACATTGGCGTAGGTGATTGAATGAAGATTGTGCTTGACAGAGAGCGAAATCTCAGGATGACGCTCAACGCGATGATTCGGTTTGAAGAAGAGACGGGCAAAGAATTCACAAAGCTCGACACAAAGTCAATGACACTAAAAGATATTAGATTTTTTCTTTGGCTTTGCCTTGCCTGGGAAGACCCGGAGCTAACGGAAGAACAGGTAGGCACTATGATTTCGGCAGAGAACCTGTCGGACATCCTGGATGCCATGAACACAGTTAAATCAAACCCTACTCCCGGCCCAGCCTGACTAGAAGACTCTGGGCCTTCGCAAAGGTGAATCTCAGACTATCTCAACAAGAAATCGAATCTCTGACACTGGAAGATGTTTTCTTGCTGGCAGATGAATACGAAAAACAGGAGCAAAGGGCGGATGCAAGAGCCGCCCTTGTCGCTTCTGTCGTGGCGAACACTTTCAGAAGCAGAAAACAACCTTTCGGTATTGACGATTTTATGCTTTTCTCTCCAAAAAAGAAAAAGCGCGAGCAAACAACGGAAGAAATGTTGCAAGTGGTAATAGCCTTGAACAAGGCATTCGGTGGCAAGGTGGTGAAAAAGGATGGGAGCAGCAGCTAATCTGTTCGTAAGAATCGGCGCGGACATTTCAGAGTTTCAGCAAAAGATGGGCGATGTAGGCAGCACAATAGAAAAGTCCGGCCAGAAAATGAGAAGTCTGGGGCTTTCGCTCACCGCTTCAGTCACGGCTCCAATAGTCGGTATAGGTGTGGCGGCGTTTAAGGCCAGTACGGATTTCAACGAAGCTATGGCCAACGTCGCCTCCCTTATTCCGGGCCAGAAAGACAGAATAAACGACCTGAAAGGTACTGTTCAGGATATGGCTGTTGAGTTTGGCAAGAGCACGCAAGACCTTGCGGATGGTTTGTACCAGGTTATATCCGCTTTTGGCGATAGCAGTGACAGCGCCAAGATACTAGAGATAAACGCACAGGCTGCTGCTGCCGGGCTTTCTTCGGTGACGGAGGCCGTATCTTTGACATCCGCGATAACAAAAGCCTACGGTGACACGTCTGCCGAAGCCGTTCAGAAAGTAGCGGACCTGGCTTTGCAGACGGTAGTTCTCGGGCAGACTACATTCCCCGAACTCGCAACCGCAATGGGCAGGGTAACACCAATCGCAAAGACGCTCAATGTAACTCAGGAAGAACTTTTCGGGACTATGGCAACGCTCACTGGCGTGACGGGTTCGACAGCCGAAGTATCGACCCAGCTGCGGGCTGCTTTCCAGGCAATTTTGAAACCAACGGAAGATATGAAGGTTGCTTTGCGGGATGTTCTGGCGCAGCTTGTCGAGCAGGGCAAGATGACAGGTCCGCTGGCAGATGAGTACACAGCTCTTCAGAAAGAAGCAATTGAGCTAAGCGAAGCCATGATTGCGGCCTCCGCGGCAGGTGATACAGCACAGTACAGCAAACTCCAGAAAGCGCTGGAAGATAACGCGAAAGCCCAGAGAGAACTTGCCGCTGGCGCAGGCCCGGCTATTGTCGAACTGCTAGGATTCCAAGACGCTCTGGTTCAAATATCCTCCCAAGCCGACGGCAACACAAACACGCTGGGCAAAATGTATGGCTCGGTTGAGGGGCTGAACGCAGTTCTTGCGCTTACGGGACCGCAGGCCGATACCTGGAACGATAAAGTCGCCGCAATGGCAGACGTTACTGGTGCGACTACCGCGGCTTTCAAAGAACAGACAGAAGGAGTCAATCAGGCCGGGTTCACCTGGGAACAACTAAAGCAAAAATTCGTAGTTGTGGCTCAGAAACTCGGTGATGCGCTCATCCCCGGCTTTCTTGCGCTCATGGATGCGGCACAACCGCTACTGGATTTGATAACAAAGCTCGTAACGTGGTTTGGAAATCTTCCCGATCCTATCAAAAAAGTGACAGTTGGCATAGCCGCAGTTGTTGCCGGGGTCGGCCCAGCACTGACAATCTTCGGGCAGTTTACCGTCACGATCGGAAAAGTCATAGCTGTTCTTGGTGCTGGTAGTGGGCTTGGTGGAGTGTTGACAGGCATACCTACATTGATTGCAAAAGTCGGCACCGGATTTGCCACAGTTGGAACAAAGCTGATGGGCATAATAGGAGCTGCCGGGCCGTGGGGCCTTGCAATTGCCGGAATAGTGGCCGGAGTTGCACTCATAATCAAATACTGGGAGCCTATTTCAGAGTTCTTTGTGAACCTCTGGAATGGAATAGCCGACGTTGCTAAAACTGTCTGGGACGGGATAGCCACTTTCTTTTCAGGACTCTGGGACGGGATAAAGAAAGCCGCTTCGGCAGCGTGGGAAGGTATAAAGTTCATGCTAAACGCAAGCTGGAGCGACGTAATTGAAGGAGGAAAAACACTCTGGAACGGACTTACGGGATTTTTCGGCGGCCTTTGGGATGGAATAAAAGACATAACTTCAAAAGCGTGGGACGGCATAACAAGCTTTCTAGGGAAAACATGGAACGGAATAAAAGATATGGCGGCCGGAATCTGGGGCGGCATAACCGGATTCTTTGGTGGTATTTGGGATGGAATAACGGGCGGCTCTAAGAAAGCCACGGAAGAGGTAAAGAAAAACTTTGAAGGGCTCGAGAACGATCTCGTCGGCAACTCCATCATCCCTGATATGGTAACAGCCATTGGTAGCTGGATGGGGAAACTAAACGACGTAATGCCCGAGAAGGCCAAGATCGCGATTCGCGGCACTCTCGACGAGTTTGCTCCAATGCTGAATGTTCCAAACTGGCAAACACCACAACTAGCTGTCAATGCGGTTGGCGCAAATTCAAAAGGGCAGAACATAACAGTGAATGTAACCGGAAACTATATCAAAGATGACTACGATATAGAGAAGATCGGTGACTTGCTCGTCAAGCGCTTGTACCGGGCGGGTGTTGCAAAATGAGCATAGTATTCAAGATAGGTGGTACAGACAGAACGTCGTGGCTTCATATTGGCACAATCTCAATGGTTAAAAATGTTGCTGCCCGCGGGGTTTTGAATTGTGAGCTCCGCAGCACAACAAATATATTCTCAAGCGTCAGCATTGGGCAATCTATTCTGCTTCAAAAAGACTCGACTACATTGTTCGCAGGGACAATAGACGAGATAGAGAAGAGCGTTCCGGCATATGGCGTTTACTTCATGAAACTTTACTGCGTCGACTATAACCAGATAGCTGACAGGCGCGTTGTCAAACGCGTCTATGAGAATTGGAGTGCGGGCGACATAGTGCGCGATATTGT